GAGTGTCTGCTTAAGTATAGACAACCTGCCTATATTACAATGTATAACCCACAACCGAGCTAGGAGTGGCCTTAATGAATAAACCCAAATTATGGATACGGCTTTATATAGAATTGTTAGATGACCCTAAGGTAGCTACATTGCCCGATAATCTTTATCGCCTGGCTATTGAGTTGTACTTATTGGCTGGTGAGGTCAATAAGGATGGTCTAATTCCCGACATAAAACACCTAGCCTGGCGTTTGAGAAGGCAAGAGGACACAACTACTGCACTAATTGAACAACTAAAAGAGGCTGGCGTGGTTATCGAGCGCAAAAATAAGCTCATCGTGCATGGATGGAAAGACCGCCAAGCTCCATTATCGGCACGTGACCGTAAACGTCTGCAAAGATGGCGTGATGGTGTCACAAATCGTGACGTGGAGGTGACAAAAGACGCTGACAATAGTGACTATATTAAGAAAGAGATTAAGAGTAAGAATAGAGTTAGAAAAGATAAGAATAAAACAACTACATTATTTGGACGGATAAATGACTACATTGGCTAATCACTTAACAGATTTACCAGGATATTGGAAACGAACATACGAAAAAGACCTTAAGCGCACAACCTTATTAGTGATACTAGAAGCGTTAGGGTTAAGTAAGGAGCTTATGGATTTTTGGACAGCTACTAATAAAACCCACAAACTGGAAACAGTAATGGATGCAGTGGAAACTTTATACAAGGCTGGGTTTATCGCAGGCGCTGACCCTCAAGCAAGGTGGGCATGGAACGACATAATCGAGGACTGGTACACTAACGACTGGCGAGGAGCGCAGGGATCAGCGCCCACACCAGAGCAGTTAATAGAGCATTGCATGTCATGGAGAGCAAAACAAAAGGCCTTAAGTGTTAAGTGGCAATGGCATGGCAACCTGGCAGATGACCAGGTAGGCGATAAGGGTGGCATTAAGCAATATGGTTAAGAGTGACCTAGAGCTAGAACTAGAGTTCCACATGAAAGCGCTTAATATTAAGAAGTGGGAACGTGAGTATACCTTTGCCAAACCTAGACGCTGGCGGTTTGATTTTGCCTGGATTGATGACATGGTAGCTGCTGAAGTCGAGGGTGGGATTTGGTCAGGGGGTCGGCATGTCACTGGTAAAGGGTTTCAACTGGATTGTGAAAAATATAATCATGCGACACTACTGGGCTGGCGTGTATTTAGATTTACACCATCACACATTGCCAGAGGTGACGCTGTAGAAATTATAAGGAAAGCATTAAAGTGATTAAAAGTATATTCGTCAGGGTGTTGCTTCTACTCCTGGCGTATTGGGTACTCACAGCAATTAACAATAATAAATAAATATACCCTATATGTGGGAAACCCAGCAGCTGACGGTGTTACTCAAAAAATTTTAGCCAACCCACATATAGGGGTTAAATATAGGCAGGATTTACTCTTATTTATCTTGACAAAACTTGTCAAGATATGTTATCATAAGGTACATTAAATTGTGCGTGGAGGCGCAAAAAAATGACCAGCGATTTCTTTTTTGAGGATGAGAAAATCGAGAGACAATATCTCGAACAGTCGGAGAAGGTAGTAATGTTTGTAGATAGTGCAGAAACAGAATTTCCCCACAGGAAACTAGACCAGTTATATAAAAAGTCTGACAGTAAATTCATACCAGGACTAGACCACACTTGCGATTTTTGCGGTGGTGCTAAGTGTCAAGGGTATGGTACTAACGAGGTATATCTATTTAGTGATGTGCCTGAAAATGGTTTGTGTTCTTGTTGGGAGAAGTACGAGGAGATAAATAAGGAAAGTCCTAAAGATGAGAATGAGGCCTTTTGGCATGATGACATGAATATGTGGATGCAACATCAACCTACCAGGGTAATCTTACATCCTGATATAGCCTATGATGTGGTTAGTGATGGAACACCATTAGACCAATTAGAGGAGGGGAAGGATTATGTATATGGATGACGGCAGTTTCGATTGTGAGTGTATCAAGGACGGCTTAAAAGTAGACGAATATCTAGCTGAATGTCAGCGTAAACTTGAATCACCTATCAATGTAGGTTACTATTTTCAAGGTAGCCCTTCGTTAGATGGTTCAGTACCTTACGGATTGACAGATGAAGAACTAGGTAAACACTTCAGAAGTGACTACGATTTTTATTTTCAATGTGAGGAATGCGGAAGGAATGTAGACCACGATACAGGCGTCAAACTTGATGAGTTCTGGCAGAGCTATGACCTAACTGCCGACCATTGGCTAGATAGTGATGAGCTTACAGAAGCAGAGAGTGCCAAGATCGCCCAGCTTAAAAGGGAACACGCAGTTGATGAGGACCAAGTAATCAAGCGACTAGTTGATTATCTAGCGAAAAGAACAAAAAGCCCTAGGGGTGAAACTGCGCGACACTTTGCTGTATTGACGCTGTATGCAATGAATGAGCCAATCGGACTAGATAATGGTAAACCTGGCGCATATCTACCATATGATATAAAGCACACCATGTTAAGAAACCCAAAGATATTTGTAGAGGAAAGAGAGCATGTATTTGATTTAACAGAGTGGGCATTATCTAGAACTAGGGTGGAAACATACCAGGAAGGACTAGACGCATACAACAAACGAAACGCAGAGGATAGTCCATTCGCTTCTGTGTCTACTAAAGTATATAAAAACAAGGAGGAATAAAATGTATAACCATCCTATCAAGAACAAGAACGGTCAATACCTGGCGACTAAAGACCAGTATGAGAAGTTAGTCAGTAATCACGACACCAACAAAAACGGCAGCAAGGATTATGCGCCAGTTATAAAGTTGTTTAGCCCACTTGGAGCGGCTACCTGGCTCATTTCTGAGCTAAACCCAAACACAGGGATGATGTTCGGATTGTGTGATTTAGGGATGGGTTTCCCTGAGTTAGGGTATGTATCACTTGAGGAAATAGTAGGGGAATGGATAGAGCGAGACGAACATATAAAATTACCAGATATACCTATGTCCAAGTATGCGGAGTTAGCAAGCGCAGAAGGCCATATCACAATCCCAAAAGCAGAGATAAAAGTAAGGATGTTTGATGCTTCTCAATGGAATATAAAAACCTGGGCAACTAAGTATCAACCAATTACAAACCCACGTGGCAATGATTATTTTGTGGAAAATACCGATTGGATGACTAACAGCTATTTCGATACTATAGGGGAGGACAAAGATTATATGGTGGAGAAAGATATAACAGAGGAATACGTTTGGACGTGGCAAGAGTTTGACGGAGATTGGATACTATCGCAGGGATATAAGTTTGCTAATCGTTTGGGTTACTTTATAACATCAATACCTTATGATAAGAATGACCCGACAGAAGTCGAAATAACGGACTATGACCTAAAACATGGCGAATTAAAGGTGGTGACATGAATAGCAAAATAACCTGGATAGACAAGTTGGGTGCGATAGTGGGGGCTATCGCACTCATTTATCTTTTAGCGCATATTATTGTAGCTATCGTTAGGGGGGTATTCATATGAGACTATGGCAGAAGTTACTACTAGCACAAATACCTCTGCTGATATTGTTTGGCTGGGTATATCGTACACAGGAGTTAAGAATTAAAAGGGGTGCGGAACTAGTGGGAGATCTTGGCACTCAAGAGGCTGTAAGGCTCGATGGAAGTCTAAATATAACGCAAGGTGAATGGCATAGAGATGACCCTTCACGATTACCATCGCCATTAGTAAATACAGTGATGCCGACACCGTCAGCGATACCAACACATGCAAGACTTGACCCAGTTATGTATATGGCGAGGCTGTCATATTACAATCCCGACCTGGGCGCACCGATGAACTGTCACCCTGCGAATTGGAACGAACAAACAAATCAATGTGATACAACCTTATTTGATGGTAGGATAAGGGAACACTGGACGCATTGGTTGAATACAGGCATAGCTTGCCCTATAGAGTTCAAACTAGGCACTAAGATAATAATACATGCAAAAGAATACCCTAACGTCTATACGTGTGTTGATAGAGGTTCGGCTATAACGGCACTACCAGACGGTTCTCTAAGAATTGACTTGTTACAACGTGAGCCGATATGGATTAAAGACGGTGACGTAATAAGGGATTATTGGTCGCCATCTGGTAGTTACCTGGTCGCTATTGAGGTAGTGGACTAATAACAAACTCCGTTGCAAAAAGCCCAAAATTCGATTACAATCGTATATATGAAAGAGCCAATATATAAAAGTACTCGGTTTTGGGTTTCGGTTTTAACTCCAATAGTATCAGCTGCGTTTGTGACAGCCGTTGAACATTTTCCCTTTTTATCAGTTATATCAAGTGACCAGGTAGTAGCAATTCTGGCAGGGTTTATCGTTATGATGGTCAGCTATGTCGCAGCCAGGACGGTACGTAATTCCTCCTAGTATTAAGTTTGTGGCAAGCATTCCGTCTATACAGTCAGCTATAAAGATAGCAGGCGATGCAGGGATGCGGATTACAATCGATGTACCAGAAAGCGAGCTAATGAATGCTATAGGGCTGTTGGCGTTGCGTGACAGTCTCCTACACGTTGAAATAAAGGTGGAAAATGACAAGAACGAAAATACAAATCGATTTCTCGGAAGTTGAACGCTTATCAGGCATTGGATTGTCTAATAAAGAGGTCGCTAATGCTCTGGGAATTGCTGAGGCTACTTTGTACCGTAGAAAACAGGATAATGAGAGCTTTGAGAGTGCCCTAAAAAAGGGTAGAGCAAAAGCTGCAGCCGATATCGCCAATGCTGTGTATGAGAATGCCATGAAAGGGAACATTACAGCGCAGATATGGTATGAAAAGACCAGGAGAGGCTTATCTGATAAGGTACAGATAGATGGAGACGTAGAGATTAAGCTGAATTATGAGTGGAAACCTAAAGAGCAAAGACCTGAGGCCAGGGATCTGGGCACTCTAGACGAGAGTAACCACTAATGGAAGTCAAATCTCAGGGATGGAAGTCAAATCGCAGGGATTATAATAATAAATATTAACCAGGAGATAATAAGCCAGGAGAAAACCACAGGAAATCATATGTAAATGGTGTGTATTTCAGATGATTTACTGCTATCTGTTCACTACAAACTACTAAAACCCTACCAATAATACCTAATAATGACACTAACTAAAGCAATAAATGACTACCTAAGTAGCAATGTAGCCAGGGATCTGGGCGCACAGCAGGAGCAAGTCCACTCTAATCAAGACCCAGGAAAAGCCGACACACAAAACGCCAACATACAAAACGCCAACACACAAAACGCTATCTAAATAGAATAATGTCAGAAAGTTATATTTTACCTTGTGAATTTACTCCTAAACAAATTGAAGCATTTGAAGCAACTACCAATAGCAGGTACGTACTATACGGGGGGGCAAGGGGCGGCGGCAAATCATTCTTTCTAAGGTGGTGGTGTGTTCATTTCTTGTTATCACAACACATAAGACGTAATGGGAATGTTAGAGTAATGTTAGCGTGTGAGGATTATCCTAGTCTCCAGGACAGGCATATAGCAAAGATAAGAGCAGAGTTTCCAGAATGGTTAGGTAAACTAAATGAACAGAGACACGAATTCACATTACGAGAAGGACTAGGTGGGGGTACAATAGCCTTCCGCAACTTAGATAAACCAGAGAAGTATCAGAGTGCTGAGTTTGCAGCAATCGCAGTAGATGAACTAACTAAGAATGACCAGCATGTATTTGATATATTACGAGGTAGTTTAAGATGGCCGGGCGTAAAACATACTGTATTTTTAGCAGCCACTAACCCTGGGGGTATCGGGCATTTATGGGTGAAGCGGTTATGGTTAGACAGGGATTTTCCAGTAGAATTACACAATAAGAAAGATGAGTTTGCATTTATACAAAGTCTACCATCAGACAACCCACATCTAGAGGAGACGTATTGGGCAGAGCTAAACAGCCTTCCTGACGATCTACGTAGAGCCTGGGTAGAAGGAGACTGGTCAGTATTCGCAGGACAAGCATTTGGGCAGTTCCGACCTAGCAAGCACATATCACCACCTTTCGCAATACCAGAACATTGGTCACTATGGAGGGGTGTAGACTGGGGTTATCATTCACCATTTTGTTGTTTATGGTTTGCACAAGATCCAGACACTAAGCGAATTTACGTCTATCGAGAATTGTATGCTAAAGGCATGACAGATCGACAGCAAGCCAGCACTATTCTCAACAACACACCCGAAATGAATTGTCATATAACATGGGCAGACCCATCTATGTGGGCTAGGAAAAGTGCAGGCGACAGGGTATACAGCACAGCAGACGAGTATAGAGATAATGGAGTTGTGCTAACAAAGGCAAATAATGATAGACTTATAGGAAAGCGTAAAGTAGACAGTTTGTTAGCTAATCTGCCAGATGGAAAACCAGGATTAGTTATCTTTACGACGTGCGAGAATTTACTACGCACACTACCAGCACTACCATACGACAAGGTGAAGGTAGAGGACGTGGACACAGACGCAGAGGATCATGGATATGATGCGTTGAAATATGGGCTAACACGTGTACGTTCGGGAGATAGGAATGAAAAACATAAAGAAGCTGCACTTATACGCAACGACCCAATACTAACTGGAGTACGAGGTATATTTAAGGGTAAAAAGGCACTACCATTCACAGGGATATAGGTGATATATGGCAACATTCAATAACATTGACGATAGAGTAGCATTAGAGGATGCACGTGAGCGAGTAAAGAACTTGGTAGCAGAGTATGCAGACCGAGACAACATGAATAAATCGCTTAAGCAGGCATTCAATTTGGAGAAAGCAGGATTGCCACCCGACTATGAATGGATAAAGCACACTGTAGATCCGTCACCTAGAAACGCATTACTTGGTGCAGTTCGTTTGATGACTGCTACCGACCCACTATTTGCCGTAGCACGTGACCAGAACGAAGCAGGCTCAGAAGGTGTATCGGAAAACGTAGAGAAAGTAGCATCAGCAATGTGGGGGCAATCAGGTAGGGTACTAGGACGACCATGCCATTTCGATGCAGTATTATCAGGATTGTTGTATGGCGATATTCATATGGCAATCGTAAAGACTGCTGATTTAGTGGAGTATGCTAAACAAGGTGAGAAGCGTGGCTCAACAGCTCGAATGAAAAAAATAGCTGATAGAACACCATATATATTTCGTACATTAGATCCAACATTTGGCTATCCAGAGTACGACCAATATGGCATGAATAGTTATGTGAGTCGAGAGCAAATAAGAATAAAAGATCTAATTGGTACATGGGGATCACTGGCTGATGAAATCATTCCAGGCGACAAAGAGGCTTGGGAGGAAGTTACTTTATATGATTATTGGGATTATGGACAACGGATAGTGTGGATCGAGCAGTCAGATACCCCTATATTGCACGTAGAGCATGATCTAGGCTTCATACCGATCATTGCCCAGGTCACAGACGGTACAACCATGTTTACTAAGCCAGAGGAGCGCAGAATGCCGTTCTTATATACAGCCTGGAAGTCAGGATTGATAGAGCGGAGCAACTTATCTATGACGTTAGCCTATTCTTTGGCGTATGCGATGGGATCTATGCCAGTAAATGTCTATGAAGCTAATGAGCCTGGTAAACAATTAGACATAAATTATAGTGAACCAGGTGGTACAGCGACCATTGATTCGGGTGAGAGGGTATATCCACTACCAAAGAATGTGTTAGACGCTAGTTTAGCGCAAGTAATGGGCATGACAGAAGGCAAAATGGCTGAAAGTACCATTACTAGGCAGGCTTTAGGCGAACCACCTGAACACGCACTACCATTTCAAGCTATATCACTGTTGGCACAACAAGGCCGATTACCATTAGTGGGAGTAAAAGAGATGGGCGCATGGGCTATTTCTGATGCAGTTACTTGTGCATTGATGTGGTTCAAGAAAGATGGTAA